GTGGGGTCACCTAATCAAGCTCAGCGGAGACCAGAACGCGAAGCAAAGGTTTGAGAACGACCGCACAGGCTATCGCTTGGCCACCAGCGTGGGTGGCACGGCGACGGGTGAGGGTGGCTCCCGCTTGATCCTCGACGACCCTCACAGCGCCCAGGAAGCGCAGTCTGACGCCATCCGCGCCTCGGCGCTGGAATGGTTTAACGTGGTGTGGTCGACCCGCCTGAATGACCCGAAACGCGACGCCATGGTCACGATCATGCAGCGCCTGCACGAGCGCGACATCTCGGGACATATTCTCGAAGACATCGGGGGCTGGGAACACCTGCTCATCCCGGCTGAGTGGGATGGGGTGCGGCGTAAGACGGTGCTCGGCCCGTATGATCCGCGCACGGTGAAGGGCGAACTCATCTGTGCCGAGCGTTTTGGTCCAAAAGAAATCACTGAACTGAAACAACTGCTGGGCGTGTACGGCACCGCCGGTCAGCTACAGCAAGACCCGACGCCGAGCACGGGCGGCATCCTTAAGACATCTGAGATACAGCTATGGCCCGCCGATAAGCCTCTGCCGCAGTTTGAGTACATTTTGCAATCGTATGATTGTGCATTCACCGAAAAGACATCGGGCGATCCGACGGCCTGCACGGTCTGGGCTGTTTTCACGCACCAGGGCCAGCGCAACGTGCTGTTGATCGACGCATGGGACGAACACCTTAGCTATCCCGACCTGCGCGCCCGGGCGATCAAGGATTGGAGCACCGAGTACGGGGCGACATCGGTCAAGGACGGCATCCGCCGCCCACGCAAGCCCGACCGGATACTGGTCGAGGCTAAGGCGTCCGGTCAGTCGCTGCTGCAAGACTTGCGCCAAGCCCGCGTGCCTGCGGTCGGTTACAATCCCGGCATGGCCGACAAGGTCAGCCGAGCCCATCAAGCAGCCCCGACGCTGGAGCTGGGTTTTGTGTGGGTGCCAGAGAGCGGCAAGAATAGGGGTCAGCCGGTAAGCTGGGCGACTGCCTGCATCAAGCAACTGGCCAAGTTTCCGGTTGCAGAACATGACGATTACGTCGATACATTCACCCAGGCCGTGCTGTTTCTCAAAAACGATGGCTGGTTCGAATTGCCCCAGGCTCGAGAACGCGATGAGCCGCCCCAGTTTCGACGCGAAAAGGTAAACCCATATGCCGCGTAGCCCTAAGCCAATCTGGGACAAGAAGCGCCCAGCCGATCTGGGCGAGAGCAAGGAACTCTCCCCGAAGCGCAAGGCATCAGCCAAGGCCATGGCGAAATCCGCCGGTCGACCCTGGCCTAACATGGTCGATAATATGCGGGCGGCGAAGAAGTGAGCAAACGAATCGACAAGGACGCGATGGCTTGCAACAAGCCGCGCCGCACGCCGGACAATCCGACGAAATCGCACGTCGTGAAGGCGTGCTATGACGGTAAAGAGAAGATCATCCATTTCGGCCAGCAGGGCGCAGAGACTGCGGGCAAGCCGAAAGAGGGCGAGAGCGAGCGCATGAAGGCGAAGCGTGCGTCGTTCAAGGCGCGGCATGGTGCAAACATCGCCAAGGGTAAATCGTCCGCTGCGTGGTGGGCGGCCAAAGTTAAGTGGACAATCTTTCCAATTGGGTTTACTCTTCTGTCTTTGACAGGAACCCATTATGCCCATGCAACACCCAAAAACTTTGGTAATTTGTCCGCACTGCCAGCTATCGAGAGAAGCGCGCAGTGATGTTGTTTCTAAAGCCGAACGCGATGGCCGCCAGCTATTCTGCAAACCCTGCAGAAATAGGCTTCGCTTTGCTGAAAAAGATCATCCGCGAAAAGGCACCGGAATCAAAAACGACACAGATAAAAATTATGCGCGTGCTAGTTATTACAAAGCCAAACGACGTTGTAAACTTGGCGCAAAGCACCATCCTTGTTATGCTAATGTTGAGTTTAGGTTTTCTTCTTTTGAAGAGTTTTATAAGTTACTTGGACCAAGGCCGCCAAAACATACCCTTGATCGCATTGACACTCTTGGTCATTATGAGCCTGGAAATGTTAGATGGGCGTCAGTCGCTCAACAAGCCGTTAACCGTATGCCAAGAGGATATTGGTTAAATGGCAAAAACAGCTAAACCCTTTGTGGTCAAGTGGTAAGGAACCGGTAGATGGTTGAGCGCAACGAAATCCCGAACCGCATGACGGCCCTCGGCTTGCTCGAGCAGATGCGCCGCCGGGCCAGTGCGAACCGCGAGCCCGAGTTCAACCCGATGGCTGTTGCCGCCCGTGAACGCGGTCAGGCACCGCGTGCCCCGCTATTCGGTGGCCAGCGCCAGCCACCCTTGCCGATCCCCCCGACCCCGCCTGCCGTGATACCCCCGCAGCAGCCCCAGCAGGGCGCGCCACAGGCTCGTGGGCAGGCCCAGGCACTGCCGGTGCCACCTGTTCCCCCGGCGGTTATTCCGCAGCAGGAAGGTGCGCCTGCAAGGCCAATTGCTGAGAGGTTCAATCCGCAAAACCCACATGTGGCGACCGCCATCGAAATGGCCGAGCGGTATGGCCTGCCGCGCAATGTGTTTCTGTCACTGGTGCAGCAAGAGAGCCGCTTTGATCCTAACGCGGTAAGCCGGGCCGGTGCATTGGGGCTCGGGCAGTTAATGCCAGGCACGGCGCGCGACCTGGGCGTTGATCCCACAAACCCCACACAGAACCTTGAGGGCAGCGCACGCTATCTACGTCAGCAACTAGACCGATTTGGCGGTGACATGCCGCTGGCCCTGGCGGCGTATAACGCAGGCCCTCGACGGGTGGTCGAAGCGGGCAATGCTATTCCCGACAACGCCGAGACGCAGGCGTATGTGCCGAGCGTGATGCGCCGCGCTGGCGTTCCCGGTTACGCTGAAGGCGGCATGGTTGATGGTGGTTTGGCTGCGGGTGGCCCTGCTGAAACCAATCCTCCCAACATGGGTTTGCCTGCAACCGAACCGCACAGCATGGGCATGCCCGAAAACAATCAGACTACTACGGGCTTGGCTGAACTTGAACGTATTCGTAACAGCATGGGCTATGCCAAGGGTGGCCTCGCTAAACTCGAGCATAAGTACGCCGCTGGCGACCTCGTTGTTGTCCCTGGCGTAGCCGCCCCGATTCCGGCGTTTGATTACCACGTCCGGGCAAACCGCGTCCGCACGCCCCGCACACATCGCCCGGCCCCGCGCGAGGAACTGACGGCGGACCAACTGAATGACATGGTGCTGGACAGGCTCGCCGGTCGTGCCGCACCAACCATGGAAGTTGGTGTTCCCGCCGAAGCCCGCGAGCGCATAGGTCGGGTTATGGGCTACGCTGGGGGCGGCCGCGTCAACAGTGATTGGAGCCAATACCTTCCCGAAGACATGCCCGAAAGTGCTTATATCGACCATCGAAATACAATGACTCGCCCCTTGAATGTGCGGCGTTTGATTGATGCGGGTGCCATCAGAATCACTGACCCTGCCGGTGATCCTTCTGGTGAAGGTTTTTCCGTAGTATCGCGTTGGAACGACGTTTCCCCCGAATCAGCTACACCAAGATGGGCTGACAGGCCCGGCGCGCGCTCTTCTGCAATAAATGCTTTGAGCCAACCGGGTTCGTTGTTTGACGGCAAATATCGTCAAATTTTGCAATCGGCACGCGAACTCGGTTTGAGCCCTGACGAAGTGTTCCTGCCTGAAAGGGAAAACCGCGCTGAGGGTGGGTTGGCTGAACTGCATCAGAAGTATGCGAGGGGCGGCGAAGAAATCAGCGACGAGGAGTATGACCGCCGCTTGCTGGAGCGGATGAAGCGCGACACGGGCCGCACCACCGAGTCAACCAATGCCGAGCAGGCTCGGGCTATACGCAGCGCAGGCTATGACGCTGCCCAGTTAGCGTCGGACATCTTTCTGCCTCAGAACCCGCTGGATGCTGCCTTGATGGTGGCACTCGGGCCGGGGTCTCGTATGGCACGACTTGCCGGTTCTGCCGCCCTGGCGGCGATGGAGCCGAGCGAGGCTGAAGCCGGTGGACTGCGTCGGTTGGGAACGCGATTTGTTCGGAGAAGCAAATCTTTTGATTCGCCCTTCAACAGAGACGCTGAACATATCGCAATGTTTGCGGAAACCAAAAATCCAAGAGAAACTTTGGGTCAGTTGAGGAGTTATGGACCTGCTGCTTGGATTTCGCGTGGAGACGACGCGGTAGATGTTAGGGATATTCAACCCGACATTGTTCGCGCATTGCGAAATTCTAGACGTCATGAAGATTATAACACAACCGCTGCGACATTAGCTCGATTAGCTAACCCAGAAAACATTGTAGACAGCGCGGGCATGTGGGATGACCCCCAACTGGTTCGTGAAGTGTACGAAAACGTTATACAACCCCGAGAGATTACGTCAGTGCGTACCAATGACGGTCTTTTGGTGTTTGATCCTGTTAACGTCAGGCCAATTCGTACTGAGTACTCCCACGGCGGTCTCGCCCAGCTTGAACACAAATATGCCGATGGTGGCATTGTTAGCGGCGGGGCCACTCCCTATGATCCTGACGCGGTAAACGCGCTCGCCAATCAAATCGAGGCTGGATATGTCTGACACTCTCAAAGACGATGACGATGACAAGCCCGGCGAAATGATTGAACTCGATGACGAGGACAATCACGAAGTCGAGGATACCGAAAACGGCGGCGCGATCATCCGACTCGAGAACAGCAAGGATGAGAAGCGCCACCTCGAGCACTTCGCAAACATTGTCGAAGAGGTCGATCAGGCCGCGCTAGAGGACATCGTCACCGACCTGCTCGA